CTGGAATCCGCTGGAAGAACCTAGAAGAGTTAAAATAGATGTTTAGAAAGAAGGTGATAAATATTAGTACTTTATTAACTATTAAAAAACAAGCAGCTGAGATTAAGAAGATGTATGACGAGGATCCACGTAATCAAACCTTCAATTTAATCTGTCACGGGCCCATCAAGGTAGGCAAAACTTCTCTTCTTAGAACTTGTCCTAAGCCTGTATTCGTTCATTCCTTCGATCCGAACGGAACTCTTGTTCTTAACGATATGATAGATTCCGGAGAAGTTTTAGTTGATACCAGATTTGAAAAGGATGATCCTTTCAAGCCAACTGCTTGTCTGTTATGGGAGGACTCTTTTAACTATCTATATAGAATAAATTTCTTCTCTCATGTAGGAACTTTCGCTATTGACTCGATGACTACTTGGGCACAAACAGTTATGTATGAAGTTATCAGATTAGCGGCTAAGAAGAAAAAAGATAGAGAGGTTGGAGGAGCTCCTCAAGAGAATGACTGGTTGCCACAGATGGCTTTTATAGAAAATTATATGAGAAAGTTTCTGTCCCTTCCATGTCACTGCATTTTGCTAGGTCATTCAGATCAACCTAAAGATCGAGAAGGAAATGCCACTGGAGATCTCGGTATTATGATTACTGGAAAATTGAGAGAAAGAGTTCCAGCTCTGTTTTCAGAGATATACTATCTGAGAATAAAAGATTATAAGACTGAATCTCGGGAGCTTTTAACGAAACCTGTTTATGGTATCCAAGCAGGTTCAAGGTTAGGATTTGGTGGTAAGCTTGAGAAAGAAGAACCACCTGACATCAAAACTATAATGAAGAAAGTTGGAATAGATCCATCTGATAAGCCTTTATTTAAAGATTTGCCAGATGAGACTGAGAAAGGAGGAGAAGAATGATCAAATCAATTCTGGAGGATGTCAAATCTCCAACTAGTGAAGAATATCCTTGTCTAAAAATAAGCGGTTTAGGAAACATTGTACTGTTTTCTGGTCCTTCTACTGGTACAATAGTACATTCAGAAGATTGTAGCTACTATAAAATAGGTGAACACAGTTCTAATTGGGCAAAAGCAGAGTTTAAGGATTATAAACATAAAGTTACTTTAATAAATATCTAACAAACATCAACTAATAAGGAGGAGTAATTATGGGAGAATCATTTTTGGACTTCACGGACGACAATTTGGACGATTCAACAGAACCTCAGGCAGTTGAAGAGGGAGAATATACTCTCAGACTGGCTGACTGGTCAACGGACGACAAGGAAGCTATTTTGAGAAAAGACAAGAATGGAGATCCTTTCATTCTGCCTATTCTTGAAGTTATTGAGTGTGAGGAAGCTCAGTATGCAAAAGCATTTTCTCACTTCCTTCGTCTTCCTCATGAGGATATGACAGCCAAAGAAAAGAATGCCGCAAAGTGGGCATTGAAATGCTTCTGGACCTGCTTTGGAATTGATTATTCTCAGAGGATCGACTACGAGGAGTGCATTGGTAAGACCGGAGATGCCCTGCTGATTGTGACTCCTGACGAGGGCTATGGAGAGCAGAATAAGGTGAAGAAATTCATGAGTCCGAGATAGCTATAATTTGCTGGGATGCCAGATGGTGGTAAGAGGACTAGTCCCATGTAGGTTCGAATCCTGCTCCCAGCAATCTTTATTTGAAAGGAAAAAATAATTATGGATTATCCAAAGATTAGAATTATAAAGAAAGATTCGTCTGATATAGAAATTGAAGAAGATCAATTAATAGACTTAAAGAACTTTCAACTGGAAATAAGATCAATAGAATCCACTCTAGGAGGCATATCGTTTTTTCTATCTCCTGCTGTTGACTTCTGCAATATAGCAGAATGGATTATAGTTAAAGACAATCTTGGAGCACTTTGTCTTGTTCCCCTAAGAAAGAAACATTAAACTCCATTCAATTTTCGAACGAAGAAGGAAGGAAACTCTCATGCCAGTCTCAAATCGTCCTCGCTTATCTATTGACTTGACACCAAAACAGCACAGTTTTCTACAAAAATTACCTTTTGGATGGAAACAGCAACTATTCTCAGTTCTCATTGAGATGCTGATTGAGATGACTGACCGATGTGGTATGGAGTCACTGGGGGCTGTTGCTGCTAAGGCCATTAAATTAGAGGATTATTTTGGCAAAGGAGGAGAATAATGACAAAAGAACAGTTTCAGGTCATAGTAGATCTACTCAAACTAATCGAATATAATACTTCGGTAGTAAGATTAGATATAGAGAGAAAAAATGATTCTCATCCCCCAACTTCTATTGAAAATCTTTGCAGAATAATGAGAGGATGTCCATCCTAATGGCAACAATAGCAGACCTACACACTTCAATATCTGAAATGTCCGATGAAGAACTTTTCGCTCGCATTCGGCTCATTAGAAGTCTTCGTAGAGAAGTTATAATTAAAACTCCTAAGATATCTAAAAAAAGTAAAAGAGATAAAAAACAGATAACCATTGAAGAGCATCTTGAAAAGATGAGTAAGATCAACAGAGAAGCACTTCTCAAAAAATTACTAAAACTCAAAAAGGAGACAAAATGATTGAGCGAGATCTACGACTGAAAGTGGGGAGTATTAAAGTAATAGACGTTAAGCTGACAGATATTGAAATTGGAGACCGTTTCCGAAGTGAGATGGGAGATATCGAAGCTCTGGCTCAAAGCATTAGCAAGGATGGTCTCATTCAGCCTATTGCTATTGCTAAAAATGCTGAAGGCCAAGAGAGGCCTTACAAACTGGTCGCTGGTGAGAGACGATATAGAGCCTTAGAGTTTATAAAGGGAAGGGATGATATAGACACTATCACTTGTCGATTGTATGAAGAGGAATTACCGGAGCTTGAACTACGTTTACTAGAATTTGCTGAGAATCTCTATCGCAGAGATTTGAACTGGCAAGAGGACTGTGATCTGAAAGAACGTATCCTCAACTTACAGCAAAGAATCCATGGAGTCAAAGTATCAACTGCTAAAAATGCTCCAGGATATTCGCTGACAGATATGGTTAAGATGACAGGAAAATCTAAAAGTTCTCTATCCGAAGACATCCAACTATCTAAGACAATGAAGAGTCTTCCAGAGGTCAACTGGCAACAGTTTGAAACAAAGGAGGATGCCAGAAAGGCTTTGAGGACAGCCAAGAAAAAGGTGATTCAAGCTACAGATGCTAAGAAAGCAAAAGCTTCACTTGGAACTGGGGAGAGTTTGAAGAAGAAAATCATTGATTCTTATCATGTTATAGATTTTTTTGAGGGTGTTAAGAAGATTGGAGATAGCACTATTGATTTGGTTGAACTTGATCCTCCTTATGCTATCAATCTTGAAGGACAGAAGAAAGGTTATGCTTACACTGGTTATAATGAGATAGACTCTGTGAACTATCCCGATTTTATAAGAAGGGTCTTCTTTGAATGTCATAGAGTCCTCAAGCCTAACAGTTGGCTATTATGTTGGCTAGCTCCAGAACCTTGGTTTGATTTCATTCATCAGTGGCTACTAGAAGCAGGTTTCAAAAACAAACGTATGCCTGCTGAGTGGATTAAGGGAGAAGAAAATGATGCTCACGTCGTTGAGAAAACTTCAGGTCAATCGATGCAGCCTGATAGAGCTCTAGCTAATGCATATGAGATGTTCTTTTATGCTCGTAAAGGCGTTCCTCTTTTGGCCAAGCCTGGATCTACCAACACTTTCGGTCATAAGCCAATTCCTGCTCAGATCAAAGTTCATCCAACAGAGCGTCCGATTGAACTAATGACAGATATTCTGACAACTTTTGCTCAACCAAACTCAAATATTCTAGTTCCCTTTGCAGGCTCTGGTAATACATTGATAGCAGCTGCTCAGAATCAGATGATTCCAGTTGGATATGATCTTACAGAGGAATACTACGAATCATACATTATCAAGTGTCATAAGTTGTTATCATGAAACACTTCCTCAACTGGCTAATTGACTCTGAAACTGCTGAAGCTCTTCTTATTGGAACATGCTATGTTCTGTTTATGTTTATGATCTTCTTTGTTTATAGAATGGTGAAATGAAAGGAAACTAAATGGCTAATTTTCAAGGACAAGGACAAGGTAAAAATAAATTTTCTGCCAAAGACATAGAAAAAATATTCTGGACTAAAGTGAATAAAGATTCTGAAGATAAGTGCTGGAATTTTACAGGAGGAAATACCAATGGTGGTTATGGAATCTTTAGAGGAAAGGGAGCTCATAGATACTCGTGGGAACTTTTTCATAAAACTAAAATACCTTATGGAAAATTTGTTCTTCATACTTGTGATAATCCTTCTTGTGTTAACCCGAAGCATCTCTATATAGGAACTCAGCAAGATAATATTAATGACAGATGGCGAAGAAATCGACATAAAATATCAAAAGAAGACAGAGAAAAAATAACCTTTTCTCATACATTACTTACAGCAAAACAAATACAGAAAATAAGAAGTCTAAAAGGAAAATCTTCACTAAGAGCTGTTGCTAAAATATTTGGAGTATCTACGACACCAATTTTTTCTATATGGAAATCAGATAAGCATCCTTGTAGGGAGGGATACTATGCCTGAAAAAGCTCCTTCACTTCCTAAAGCTAAGACATTTGTTCCTCCTTCTGGTCGTCTCGATGCACCATACGTTCTTATTGGCGAGGCGCCTGGAAAGGTTGAGGTTAGAGAACGCAGAGTCTTTGTTGGTCCCGCAGGTAATGAATTGAATAACTGTCTTAATGCGGCCAATATAGGACGGCCTTTTTGCTATATAACAAATACTGTTAAAGACATCGATCACCATAAAGATACTTACATTCAACTTTATAAGAACAAAAGACCTCTCTCAGATCCCATCATATCTCCTGCTGGCCAAGCATATCTTGACTTTCTGCAGTGGGAGTTATCTCAGACAACTGCTAAATACTTCGGAGCTATAGGAGGACTGGCCCTCTTTGCTCTCACAGGTCGGACAGGCATTACTAAGTGGCGAGGAAGTATTCTTGATTGTACTCTGGTCGAAGGTCGTAAGGTTATTCCAATGCTTCATCCTGCAACTGTTATTGCTCCAAAGTTTCAATATCTCAACAAACGTCTGATCATTTTTGATCTCAAGCGTCTCAGAAATTGTCAGTCAGGTTTAGCAGTTCCTACAGATCGTGAAGTGACTATAGCTCCTACCTTTATTCAGACGATGGACTTTCTTAACTATTGTCAACAGAAGGGACTGGAAGGAAATCGAGTCTCTTATGATATTGAAGTCTTTATGAACCGAGTCCATAAGCAGGTTAGCTGTATAGCTTTTGCTATCAATCGTCATGCTATGTGTATTCCTTTTGCAGATGCTCAAGGAGATTATTTTCTTATAAAACAGGAGATGGAAATATGGAAAAAGATAGCAGAGATTCTTGAGGATCCTAAGATTCGTATCTGTGGTCAAAATCTTATTTTTGATGGACACTTCTTACTACGCATATATGGTATTAGGGTTACTAATCTTGATGATACTATGATAGCTCAGAACACCATCATGCCAGATTACCCTAAAGGTCTTGACTTCATTACGTCTCTCTGGACAGATCATCCTTACTATAAAGCTGATGGTAAGGCCTTTTTTAAGGGTAGTGGTAAGTATCAGAAGTTCTGGATTTATAATGCCACTGATGCTAATATCTGTGATGAGGTCCTACCAAAACAGATAATAGAGGTCGACCGTCTTCATAATATGCAGATATATAAAAGTCAAACAAAGTTAGTGGAGCCTCTGGTCTATATGATGGAGAAAGGTCTCAAGGTAAATGTTCAAAAGATGGAAACTGCTAATCGAGACTATGAAGACAAGATAAATGAGGCCCAAGAAGCATTAGATAAAATAGCTGGAAGATCTCTCAATGCTAATAGTTCAAAACAATTAAAGGAATACTTTCTTGATAAGAAAAAAATAAAACCTTTTAAGAAGAACGGCAAGGCTACCTACGATGATAATGCTATGAAGCGCCTGATAAGAAAGGGATTTAAGGAAGCCAAACTGATTCAACAAATCAGACGTTATACAAAGCTCAGATCAACCTATCTGAATCTTGGAAAGGTCGATGATGATGGTAGGATAAGATGTTCTTATAATCCTGTAGGAACTCGCTATAGTCGACTATCATCGAGTAAGAACATTTGGGGAAGTGGTGGAAATCAGCAGAATTGGCCTCATGCTCTTCAAGAAATTCTCATTCCTGATCCTGGATATGTCTATTATGCTTTTGATCTTAGTCAAGCTGAGAATAGAATTGTCGCCTATGTTGGTGGAATTCTTAATATGATGGACTGTTTTGAAACTAAAACTGATGTTCATGCAAAGACAGCTAGAATGATAATGCAGGCTTATTACGGAGGCAGAATCCCTGAAGATATTACAGTTCATTCTCTAAGTCCCATCGGTGACGGTACTCATGATTGGAGATTCTGGGGAAAGAAGAGTAACCACGGCTTTAATTATGACTTAGGCTACAAAAACTTTTCACTGGTCAACGAGTTAAAAGAAACTGATGGCAAAATGATCTATCTTGCTTATCATCGTTTGTATCCAGGAGTTCAACAATCCTATCATTCTTATGTCAGACAACAATTAAGAAATGGTCGAACTCTTACAAATCTTAAAGGCAGACGAACACTCTTTCTTGGTCCTATTTCAGGACCAAAAGCAGATGCCACCTTTAAGGAGGCATATTCTTGTAATCCTCAGGGAACAGTTGGGGATATTATCAATCAATGGGGAGTTAATTATATCTACTATAATCAAGATCTTTTCAGACTTATAGAACTTTTGAGACAAGTCCATGATGAGATAGGTTTTCAGATACCTTTGAAGGTTCCTTGGTCTGAACATGCCAAGATGCTAAGATTGGTTAAGAAAAATTTGGAACAACCTCTGACCACTCATAACGGAAGAACTTTTGTTATTCCTGCTGAACTAACTATGGGAGTCCATATGAACAAAGAATTAGGAATTGAAATAGACTTTGATAAAGATATAACAGATACTCTGAAATATAGTTGGCAAGCTCTCAACGATTCTTTCTATGACTGTATTACAAAGAAAGGAAGACTAAGTGATTAGATTCATAGATATTACAGGCCAGAAGATTTTGTATCTGATAGGAATATCCTATAATGGCTGATAGAAGACTTCTTGCAGATTGGTTCAATTCCTATATTGAATATACTCACGGAGACCCAAAGGATCCTCGTTCTGAGCCTCCTATCAACTATCACAAGTGGATGAGTGTAGTAACCATTGCCGCTGCACTTCAGAGAAAATGTAGAATGCAGTGGGGCTCAATTACTTTTTATCCAAACTTCTATATCATACTGGTAGCTCCTGCAGGTCAGGCTCGTAAAGGAACGGCTATGAATTTTGCTAAAGGTTTTCTTGATCAACTAATGATTCCTATGTCATCTGATGCTTCATCACTGCAGGCTCTTATTAGACGCATGAGTGAGTGCACTAATACTGAGGAAGAGGCAGACAAGGGATATTTTGAAAGCCACTCATCGTTGACAGCCTTTTCACCTGAGTTGACAGTCTTTCTTGGATTTGCAAATAAAGAGCTGATCTCAAATCTTTGTGATTTCTATGACTGTCGAGATAGATTTGCATACGAAACTATAAGCAGAGATACTGAGGAAATCATTGGAGTCTTTCTCAATCTTGTTGGAGCCACAACTCCAGAACTGATCCAAGGTAGCATGTCACCGGAAACTATCGGTAGTGGTCTTCCAAGTAGAATGGTCTTTGTTTACGAGCCTAAGATAATCAAACGAGTAGTATGTCCTTTCTATGCCTTATCTGAAGAGGGAAAAACTCTCGAGCAACAGCTAATGAAAGATCTAATACAAATAAGATCTCTCAAAGGTGATTTTAAGATATCTAAAAATTTTCTTGATGCATGGACAAAGTGGTATGGAAACTATTCAGATGTCTGTCCTTTTGATCCTCTTCATTTTGGAGGTTATTGGGAAAGACGTCCAGCACACATTATGAAATTATCTATGGTTATGTCTGCTAGTCGATCTAATGAGATGGTTTTAGCAGCAGGAGATTTGAAAAGGGCCATAGATTTGTTAGAAGATACAGAACAAAATATGTCTAATGTATTCAGCAAAGTTGGTCGAAGTGACCAAGCTGATACTATTCAAAGTGTTATGAATTTTGTAGATCATTATGGAGAAGTCTCAATGGCTCAACTAATGGAAAAGTTTTTAATGTTTGTAAGTGCAGCAGAGTTAGAAGGAATTTTAGGATCTTTGAGAGCTTCAAAGTTTATCCATGCTCCCCTTTCTCGAGGAGATGAGATTTACATTAAACATAGACCAACGGGAGCTACTGGCAACTCCGTTCAAAATTCGAAAGAAGAATTATGACAACCTCCCTAACTGACATAAGAAAGATTGCAAACATAATGCACACGATCTATTGTGGTAAGCAGCACGAACCTCAGATGGAGATGTTCTATAAAACAGACAAGTGTAAATATTATCTCGAAGAGAGTATAGATATGACCTGGGAGCTTTCCGAACATAGAGAATGGATAAAACAAGCTCAATGTTTGATATCTGTCTCCCATCCTCTGGATGTCAAAGAGGTTTTGAGTGATATTGTGAAAATATATCAAATAGCAGAAAAACTTAGAAAGATTAATCCTAAACTTTTCAATTATATAACAATGATCTTGAAATAAGAAAGGACTACTGATGGACAAGTTAGCTAAACTGATATCTTTGTGCAAGTGCGGAATTTATCTTACAATAAATGAACATAGAGATTATTATGAAACTGCTATTCAAAGACTCCAAAAAGCAGAAAATTACGAGTGTCCTCCTGAAATAGATGAACTAATTAAGCAAAAAATGATTGCTACCAATACAATAATAACTTTGCAATTTTATCCAGATACACCTATCGGAAGTTATGAAATATGGCATTACGATCTGGAAGAAGCTTTAAACGAGGCAATTGAATGTCTAACCATTAAATAAAGGAGATTATTATGGAAACAAAAAAACATCATCAACTAAATATTCAGCTGAAGCAAGCAAGTACAGCTATTGATCTTATCAAAATCTCTCAGCGATCTCAACATACTTCTATCAAGGAGGCTTTGAGAAAGATGCTGAGGAGTATCTCTATGATAGCAGAGGCAATGGATGGTAAGATTCCAATAAATATTAACAAAGATCTTGTGACAAAAACCTCAAAAGAGTTGATGGAGAAAGCCAGACAAATAAGAGAAAGAAGGAAAAAGAATGATACTAATAAAACTAAGTCAGAAAAGGAAGGAGGTTAAAATGCCAATAGCTAATGAAACAAGAAAACAAAAGTTGATTAGAAAAATACAACAACTGCCTGAAGATATCTTAGAAAGTAAAGGACTCTATGATATTGAACTTACTAAGTTAAGGTGTCAAATGGAGTATGACGACTGGCTGGCTGATCAATATAAGCGCTATAGAGTCCTAAGCTCAGATGAACATTGGCTAAGATTTAAAATCGGAGAATGGTTAATAGTAATGGAAGGAGAGGAAAGAGAATGAGAGACTCTACAAATACAATTTTGGCTATCATCTTTAGTCTTGCACTTGTTATTTTTACTATCGAGATCTTTGTTATTATGGATCTTGAAAGACAATTAGATGACTGTCAGTTTGAGGTAAATCATCTTCAAGTCCGCCTATATCGTCTGCAGGAACTCACTGACTATGTTCCTGCGATGGAGCAACTTTTGCCCCCACTGGCAGCAGCTCGGTTAAAGACAGCTACAGAGATGATAAGACAGAAGCGGCACAGAGAGTATGAGAGATATGAACAACCTTTGATAGAGGAGGTAAAGTGGAAATTCCTAAAGCAATAAAAAGTGGAGGTCACTGGATTGAAGTTGAGAAAGTACTTACGAGGTAATAAGAATATGTAACAATTTAGAAATCGATCATACTCATTTAACAGTTCTCTCAGAACATCTTTTTCAAATTATGAGAGATAACAGATTAAACTTTTCAGATCCAGATTCAATAATTAAACAGATGACAGAAAGGAGATAAGATGATAGAAGTAATTTTTATGATTATATCATTTATAGTAGGATTTGCCTTGGTATTTATGTTACTCTCGGCCATAATACAAATATGCATAATATATATCAGAAACACTCGTATCAGATAAAGGAGGAATAAAATGGCTCTATGGCTAATCCGTGCAGGAAAACACGGACAAGATGAGAATACAGCCCTTGAGAAAGGATTGGTTATTATCGGGTGGCTTGAAATGCCCGATGCTTCCAATGTGCAAAGCTACGAGGAAATGAAA